TATGGTAATGATAGTAAGGCTTAAGAAGGTAAAACGTGATAGCTTAAAATAAATTCAAGTTTGTAGAGTTGATAAGGTCCTCATCACCAGAGAAGTTCAGTGGTGGGGATTTTTTTTGTTTTACTCTGAATTCGTTGACTTTCCTTCTTTTTTGAGCAATCTATTGGACACCAAAGAAAGGAAGAACAGATCATGTTGGAAAAAGAACTGGACTTTTGTCTGCAGCGTTTTCTGCTGATCAATGCTTATGCAGATGGCATTCTTGATCAGACAGACGCAGAAGCAATATTGGACAAGGCTTCCGCAACGAAAGAGCAGGTATTTCATGCTGGCAACCGGAAAATCGGCGATTCTGAAATTGTAAGAGTTGGAGACAGAAGTACTAATCCACATTCCAGGAAGAACGGAGTGCAAGACAGAAAAAATAGAAAATACTGCCTGTCCTCGAAAATGTATTGTACATCCTGCGGCTCTCATTATGGACCAAGACCGATTCACTCGACGAGCTACAATGATCTCGTCTGGGCATGCAATGGGAGATTTGACCGGAGCATTCATTGCCATGAGAAGTACATTTATGAACTTATTCTGGCGAGCATGCTTCATGAGGCAATGCGAAATCTGGCAGTTCGGAGGCAAGTATCACGAGACATTATCAGGGCATCTGAAGGAATTCTTCATGGGGCAGAGAGTAATGATCTGAGTACATATTTTACGAAATTGCAGAAGATTGATCCCAGACAGATGGCTTGCGACTTTGATGATATTCTTCTGGCAATAAATGAGATTGCGATGGATGACGAAAAAGGCATGTGTATTTCCTGGATAGACGGAGAGATCAGCAATTACCTGATTCCGAAATATTCGCCGAAGAGAGGAGTGCACCATGAATGATGATCAGAAAACACTGGTTTGTAATTACCGCGAAAGCGAGATGTCCTATGGAAAGATCGCATCCACATTAGGCCTTTCAAGAGCTACGGTTAGTTCCTATTGCCATAGAAATTCTCTTGGTGGAACCAGAAACACCATGAAAGAAGCAGAAGAGGTTTATGTTTGCCCTAATTGCGGAAAGATAATCCAGCAGGAGCCAAAGCATAAAAAGAGAAAGTTCTGTTCGGATGAGTGCTGCCAAACCTGGTGGAATAATCATCCGGAGGCCGTTCACCGGAGGACGTCGGCAATCTATTTTTATACCTGTGCGTGTTGCGGCAAGCCCTTCAGAGCCTATGGAAATAACCACAGAAAATATTGTTCGCAAGCATGCTACTTAAGGGATAGGTTCGGAGAAAACGCGTAAAAAAGCTCCCCATCACCAAAATTCAGGTGGTGGGGAGCTTTTTCAGGCTTTGATTTCCTGCCCGTTTCGGAAGGTAACCCGGATGTCTTTCTCACTGTAGACCGCGATGAATTCGACCAAGCTGCTGAAAGCTTCGACGGAGAATTCCGTCAGGGTATCAGTCGTTTTCTCGAAGGCTGTAAGGAAGTCTTCGATGCCTGCCTTGTTCGCCTTCATCTCGCTGATCTGGTCGTAGAGTTCGTCAATTCTTGCTTTGAGCTCGTCGTAACGCTTTACCAGAGCATCGTATTTCTGCTGGTAACTCGCTTGCTCCTGCGCGACATGGTCATTCTCGTAGATGGTCTTTTGAACAGCCTCGGAAACGGCAGCTGCTTCAACCAGAAGGTTGTCTCGCTCCGTTTCCAGCTCCTTCGTGTCGAAGAGGAGCCCCAGCATCTCATGGCCATTGGCGATGACCTCGTCCTTTGTCGCTAGGAGCTTGTTTGCCGCTGATAGGAAGGCAGCCTTGACCTGTTCGTCTGTCAGGTGCGGAGTGGAGCAACGCTTGTCCCCATCGTACTTGTGGTTGCATTGCCAGATGACGTGGCGGTATTTGTCGTTTGAGTGCCAGACCTTTGAGCCGTACCAGCTGCCGCACTCACCGCATTTGATCTTCGAGGAGAAAGGGTAGACTCCGCTGTGGTACTTCTCACCTTTGCCACGCTTGTCTATCTCGCGCTGGACCATATCGAAGGTCTCCGGATCGATGATAGCCTCGTGGTCGCCTTCCACGTAGTACTGAGGAATCTCGCCTTCATTAGGTTTTGTCTTCTTTGTGAGGTAGTCAACCGTGAAGGACTTCTGAAGGAGGGCATCACCCTTGTATTTCTCATTTCGGAGGATGCTCTTTACAGATGATTGACTCCATTGGTCCTTACCGCCCGGACTCTTGAGACCTCTTTTGGTGAGCTCATCCGCAATGCCGTGATAGGTCATGCCTTGCAGGAAAAGACTGTAGATGAGTTTCACGGTTTTTGCCTGCTCCGGGTTAACGGTAAGCTTCCCGTCTGGTCCTTTGTCGTAACCGAGGAACCTCTTGTAGGCGACGGAGACCTTGCCGTCAGCGAATCGCTTTCTCTGGCCCCAGGTGACGTTCTCCGAAATGGATCTGGATTCCTCCTGAGCCAGTGAGCTCATGATCGTGATAAGGAGCTCACCCTTGGAGTCGAAGGTCCAGATGTTTTCCTTCTCGAAGTAGCACTCGGTACCGTGCTCCTTGAGCTTTCGAATGGTGGTCAGGGAGTCGACCGTGTTCCGGGCGAACCTGGACACGCTCTTTGTGACTATAAGATCGATTTTGCCTGCCAGCGCATCGGCGACCATGCGCTTGAAGCCCTCACGGTGTTTGGTGCTTGTTCCAGTGATGCCTTCATCCGTGTAGACCTTGACGAATTCCCAATCGTCGCGAGCCTTGATGAATTTCGTGTAGTAGTCGATCTGTGCCTCGTAGCTGGTGAACTGCTCGTCGTGGTCCGTGGAGACTCTGGCGTAAGCGGCGACCTTTCGTTTACTTGGCGTATCGATCGGCGCAGCGGTAAACCGGCTGATGCTTGCTGGGATTGTTGTTATTTTCCTTTGCTGTTCCAATATTTCTCACTCCTTATCTGCTTCATCCTTTCGCTCATTTTCTTACGACGCTCCGAGGAGTATTCCTGCCTGGGAGCCGCCTCGAACTTAGCTCTTCGTTCTGATGACCACTTTGGCATTTTGCGTGAGGTGTCGTAGTCTTCTTGGACCTCATGCCCATCTTTGAAAGTGAAGGTCAGGTGGCCGCCTGGAGAAACCGTGATCTTTTCAATGTTCTCTGTGAAGGCAGTGGCATCAAATTCTGGAATGCCGAGAACCTTTGCGCAGAGCTCTTTTAGGGTATCTTCGTGAATGCAGTTGTTGTGGCAGGTGTTGGTGGTGGCACAGCAGAAGAGGTGATATTTCTCACCGGAGGCTGCCTTCCTTGTTTGTCTGCGGTAGTTGTTGCCACATTCCGCGCATTTGATTCTGCCGGTAAATGCTGTGGCATTTTTGCAGCGAGGAGTATTCTTTCTCTTGCGAGAGACCTTCTCGCGGTACTCTTTGGTCCAGCAGTCCTGGTGACCGGTGTTGGGGCAGGGCTTACGGATGACGGTGCCATCCTTCATGAAGAAGTCGAGAACGTAGCCTTCCGGGACCTCGATGTGATCCACCTTGTCGAGGAAGGTATGCTCGTCAAATTCGTCAAGACCAAGAACCTCGTTGCAGGCTTTGATCAAGCTCTTCTGGCTGATGCTTCCCTTGTTCGGGCATGCTGGCCTTTCTGCCTTTTTCCTTGCGAGCATCTTTCTGGTTCCGCAGACCCAGAATTCTTGATAGATTCCTCTATCTGTCCGATGCTCATGCATGTAGCTGAGGCCGCAATGCGGGCATTTGATCTTGCCGGTAAAACAGCAGGTGTCGAGGCTCTTGTTGGCCAGAGGACCGAGCTCCTTGCGTCTTGCAATCTCTGATTGCACATAGTCAAAGGTCTCTTTGTCGATGATAGCTTCATGAGTGTTCTCCACATAGTACTGTGGGAGCTCTCCGTGATTCTTTCTGCGATGCTTACCGATTGGGTCCTCAATGAACTCCTTCTGAAGGAGAAGGTTACCGGTGTAGGTCACGTTGGTGAGGACCACCTTGATATTGGAATCCACCCAGCGGCAGCCCTCGCGAGTTGTGATTCCCTCGGCAGCAAATTCTCGCTCGGTCTCGAGCCTCGATTTACCGTCGAGGAAGTTCTGGAAGATTCGCTTTACAATGGCAGCCTCCTCGGGAACAATGACCAGATCGTCACCTTCCCACCTGTAGCCGTATATCCGGAAGTGTCCATTTGGAATGCCCTGTTGCATACGCTTTCGCACTCCCCATTTCACGTTGTTGCTGATGCTTTCGGATTCTGACTGTGCGAAGGAAGCAAGTAGCGTCAGCATCACCTCGCCGTCTCCGGAGAGGGAGTTGATGTTCTCCTTCTCGAACCGGACCTCAATGCCGAGCTCTCGAAGGTGCCGGACGGTGTTCAGAAGGTCGACCGTATTTCGGGCAAATCTTGAAATGCTCTTCGTGAGGACAATGTCGATGCGTCCTGCTTCACAGTCAGCAAGCATTCGCTGGAATTCAGCTCGCTTCTCTGTACTGGTACCGCTGATGCCTTCGTCTGCATAGACGCCAGCATAGATCCACTCTGGATTGCTTTGAATCAGAGAGGAGTAGTAGCTGACCTGCGCCGACAGGGAATGGTGCAGTCGCTCGGTTTCCATTGAAACTCGAGCATAGGCAGCGACTCTTTTTTTCGTCGGCAGCTTTGGCATGGCGGGCTTAATTTTTGTTATTTTTGCCATTTGACGTCACTCCTTTCCTTACAATAGATCACTCTGGCAGGCCGACGAAGCAAGGATTACTTCGAGCATAAAGTGCCGATAATCGGGGAGTATTTCTCCTTCATTTTGGTATCAATTACCGTGTACTGTTCCTCTGTAATCAGGCGGCTTCTTAGCATCGCCCGGAACATACTCATGGTCGCCTGGTAAAGAGCCTCCCTCTGGAACTGATCATCTGTCATGCCGATCACCTCCAAACCGGTCCTTGATGTAGCACTCATGAGAGCAGTACTTCCTGTGGTTATTGCCATAAGCTGTGAAGTGCTTCCCGCAGCATGCACAGGTGTAGGAGTAGATTGCGGTTTCTCTCCTGTGAACTGCCTCTGGGTGATGGTTCCACCAGAACCGGCAACATTTGTCACTACAGAAGGAAATGTGCTTGTGCTTTGGCAGCTGTTTGATTGGTTTCCCGCAGTTCTTACAGAAAGATGACTCTGCATCAGATCCAGCCGATGCTGGCTCTCCATTTGCTGAGAGCTTCTTTCTTCTGCAGTAGGAGCTGACCTGGGCCTTTGTAAGTCCCAGAAGTTTTGCAATCTGACCGTAGCTATTTCCAGAGCCTCGAAGCTCAGTTATTTGTTTTCGCTGTTCACTTGTCATCGATATCACCTCCAATAGGATCTGGAGGTTTCAGGGCAAAATGCGCGGGATTTCTTAAAATGTTTTTGCATCAGGCCCACCTCCTGGTTCTCAATGGAGGTGAGGGTTTCCGATTGACGAAGGAACCTTAAATTCTTCAGACATATAAAAAAGCGGGCACACCGTGATGGCATGCCCGCTGAAGTGAATGATATTATTTTACTCGGATCTTTTGACCAGGATAGATGATATTGGGATTCTTTATATCGGGATTGAGCTTTAAAAGTGCCGTCAGGGTAAGGCCATACTTTGCTGCAACGCCGGAGAGTGTATCGCCGGAGACGACAGAGTAGTAGACCTTCGCCTGCTTGGGAGCAGAAGAGGCCAGGATCTCGTTCACCCTTTTCTGTACAGTCTGATAATCAAGCCCCAGTGCTTCGATAGCCTTCTGACGCTGGTCGCCATTACCGAACTCACCTGCAATGACCTTCCTGGCAGCGACTTCAACTGTCATCTTCTGGACGATCTTGGATTCAGCAGGTTTCTGCGTTTTTGCATAGCCATTGAAGCCACCATTCACGATGATGCTCGGGAAGTCCTGATACGCATAGTCAAGATCAACTCGCCCATTGATTCCTGGAATCGTGCCATTTGAGCTGTACTGCCAGATACCGCAGGAGCCTGCAAGGCTGCAGGAATTTGCCCACTCGGCACACCAGAAGGAGTATCTCTTCCTGACTTCCTCCGTAACAACAGATCTCGCATAGGAAGATGATGTGTAAAAGCCAGCAAAGTATCCAGCCGCTTCGAGCTTGCTGCAGAAGGTCTTAATCAGCCCGGAGCAGAAGTCTTGTCCGGCATTAAGCTGCGACTTCTCCTCCATGTCGAGATATATGGGATAATCAAACTGCTTCCCCGACAGTGCCCGGAGAAAGGCATCTGCCTCAGCGCTGGCTTCCTTAAAGCCGTTTGCATAGCTGTACCAGTAAGCTCCTACATGGAGTCCAGCAGCTTTGGCTTTCTTGTAATTGTCTTCAAAATACGCATCTTTTCCAGAAGTGCCATACCCGGCCCTGATGATAACGAATTTAATCCCGCTGTTCTTTACCTTCTGAAAATCAATGGCTCCCTGCCATTTTGAAACATCGATTCCTTTGATTGCCATTAAAATCACCTCCATAAAAAGAAATGCCCTCCGGACTTGTTACCATCCGAAGGGCTGTGCCTCATTCACGAGGAGGCTCTCGAGATAGAAGGATCACCTCCTCTCAAGACTCGTTCTTTGTTGCCTGCTTATAGATCTGATTGATTCCTGTCGCCGCAAATCCACTCACGATTCCGACTGCAAGAGCATTCACGATGTCAGTTGCCGGGAAGTCCGGCATGAGGTAAAGACCCGCGATGCCAAGAAGGGCACCGACGCTTCCGCAGATCACCGGAATCCAGGTGTCCGGGACCTTAGCAGATGCCTTGCAAGCAGCGCCGATAAGGTAAGCGATGACCGTGATTGCAGCAACAGACGCGATACCAAAATCCATGATTCATTCCTCCTTCTTTTCTCCGTCCGGAGAGTTGTATGGCAGCTTCTGAACTGCCTGGTATAAGTTTTCTCCCGTGCCGTTCCCGCCGAGCGCTTTGTAGGGTTTGTAGAGGTACTCAAGGTTGTCTCTGTCATCCACAGATGCCCAGCCACGGGTAATAAAAAAGCTGCATGCGGTGTAAAGCCTGTCATGCAGCAATGCGAGAATTCCTTCCCGCAGAACGTCGTATTCGGTTTTCTTCATTCGGAGCTTCTTTACACACCATGTCAGGATTGCAATGATGATCGCAAAAAGCTCCTGTATCCAATACTTCAAGATCCAGTCCATATGCGTCACTCCCTTCAGGAAATAGTGGTCGTAGAAGGAAGCGTGACCGTTTGCTTATTTCCAGAGGAATCCTCCAGAATGAGTTCATTTCCTTCCAGTGTCAGTTTGTAGGTTGTGTCAGTAAATACGGCTCCCTCAGGCACATTGGTCTTCACGGAGTCGATCAGGCTGTTTACTGCCGTAACGATCGAGGCGATGATCTTGGCAGAGCCCTGGTAGTTTATCTTATGAATCGACATCGTAGAAATCCTCCGATCTCTTCACTGCACCAATATTCCTTTCTGCATAGGTTTTCAGATCAGTGATGATCCTATCAGTATCAAAGAGCCGGTCGGTCAGTTTGTATGAGGAAATATACGGGTCAAAGTACGAAAGGTTCTCTGGCTCGATGTAGATCGTATCTCGGACAGAATGAACGCAGGCGTGGCACTTGTCCGTAGCTTTGATTTCTTCCTCTTGGGTTTCTGCAAACCAGTGCTGATCATGCCAGTGGCAGTCATAGTAGCAGCCTGTATTACAGATCAGAATGTAACGATATTTCTTCGGCAGATTTTTGATTACGGAAAGGTGCCGATTGAACCAAAAGAACAGAACAATGTCGTCGTACATGCTGAAATCACCATTTTGCAGATCTTTCTCTGTAAGGCACCGGGTGACTGAAAGCGTAAGCGTGATGTCGCTATGTCGGCTCCTTGCTGCAATCGCCAGCGCATCGTCATTTATCGTGAAACTCCGAATGCCGAGAGCGTAGTACTTTTCCAGGGTCTCCAACGTGGCATTCCGGTGCATCAGGATGCAGAGAGGAAGCCCGAGCTGCTGCAGCGTTTTCAGGCGGATCAGATATTCGTCATAGGACTTTGGATACTCCTCGCGGAGCGGAATGTCTCGCCTGGTCGTCATGGCATCGTCCACGTACGCGGGCAGGTAAATGCAGCGAACATAAGGAAAAAGCTCGCTGTATCTTGCGAGCTTTCCGACATAGTCATAGGCAAAGTTGTAGGGAAGTTCATACTGTTTCATCGGAGTCCTCCTTATCCGTCAGCGTATAAGTGACCTTCATCGTCTGTGATGCATTCTTTGTGATCGGCGAAGACAGATTGTTGATGGTTCCGAGATACGCTGCCCGGAAAGCTGTCCGAATGCGGTCGTTGTCGTAATATCCGTCGTAGTGATAGGTGGCGAGCACCTTGTCATCGAGAAATGCCATGCAGGGATTTGCAACCGGGCCACCCGTTGTACCTTCTTCGGAGAAAGTTCCGTCCTCATAGAGGAAGCCAACCTTTGTATAAGTGGTTCCATCGACGCTGTAGTTGTACTGGTACTGAATGCCGCTGTGATACAGGAGCGGGCACATATTCTGGATCGTACCGTCGTTCTGCGCTTTGAAGAGCTTGATGTCAGCAATATTGACAAGATCAATCACGTAGATGCTCTTGTTATCACTTCCTCTGGCATAGAGGTGGTTGTTCCGGACAATCATGGAGCCTTCAAAGCGATTGGTCAGATGGACGCCAGCAAGCGTGATCACCTGCTCAGCCTCAGCCGTAAAGGACAGATCAGAATACTTATATTTGGTCAGATAGATCTTGGCGTCGCCGGAGTCATTTTTCTCATCAAAGTGGTAATCATGATAGGTGTTTCCGTAATAGGTGTAGGTGTTGACCCGGTTATTCTGTGTGATGAAGTAAAGATATCCATCGTAGCCGGGGAGCCAGTACTGATAGGGATTATTCACGTTAAGCCCTTCATGGCTCGGAGGGTCAAGCGTCGTGACATCAATGGCCACCTTTGACAGGTCGTTGTAGGAAACATCATTTATCTTTGCCTGATAGAGGTCCCGTCTGCATTTCTGGATGGTCTTGCCATCTGAACGCATCCAGTAGACTTCTCCGTCTTGGATGAAGAAAACCCGGCCATTGTGCTCAAGAGATTCTTTGATATCCGTATCTGCTACGGAATCCATATAGAGCTGCCGCTGGAAGGGATTTGCTCCTGCATACTTATTTGTCAGAGCAACCGCTTTGATCGTTCCGTTTCCCTGGGCAGTGCCGAAATCCCAGACAGAGACATAGCCTGTATCCGTCGCATGGGATTCAATGGAGTTCAGAGATCCGCGCATCGGATCTGTGGTATTCGAATCCCGGTCGCCGTAGCCGACGAGCTTTGCCGTCGATGGGAAAGCCACATTGTCAGCGGTCTCATCGAGCGTATTGTTGAAGAGCATCAGGCCGCCGAGTGCATTCGTGGCAATCGGGAAGATGCTCTGGTTCATGGTTTTGCCCATCATGTTCTGGGCTGCAATAAGGTACTGAACCGCGTTGGTGACAAGGTTGTCCTTCTCGTATGTTTTCTCTTTCCTGCCGGTCGCGGCATCAAAGAGTTCTATCTTGGTATGACCTTTAATCATTCGGAGACCTCCTTCAAAAAGATCTGTATATCGGTAAGTGTGCCTTCCTTGTGGATGATGGCCTTTATCTTGATGGAGCCTGAGAGCTTCTCAGCCCACTGCTCCTTGGTGATTTCCTTCATGGCAGGACCAAACATTCCGTAGGATTCCTTCGTGGTATCTGGGAGTGTCCAGCCATTCTCATAAGACCACCAGGTCACCCCATGATCGAAGGAGGCAAGGAAGTTCACATTATTGCTGTCGCAGTCGGCGCTAACCGAGAGGATCTCCGATGCTTCTTCATCCGGAGACTCGATCTCCTCTGTAGAGGTCGTATCCTTGAGCTTCCAGGAACTTCCGCTGATCTCGATTTTGTCATGGTCATAGGTCATGACAGAGTCGTGAAGGACATCGTAGCGATAAAGGAACTTCACATTGCCGACGCTGCCGCTGATGCCACGAAGAATAGAGGACAAAGAAATAGCAGGAACATCGTCGGATATTCCTGCATTGTTTTGCTCTATCATGGCGATAGAGACCGCGTCCGTGTATGTGTGCCGGATGATCGAAAGATCTGAAGGCGTCACCTCATCCTCCGGAGAGATCGTGCCGTCCCAGGCGCCTTCACCGGCAAGACCCTGGCCGACAAGATAGGCTCTGGCATTCCCTTCATCAATGAAGAGCGATGCTCCGGACATTGAAATCCAGACTGCAAAGTTTCCCATCAGGTTTGCTGTCGATTTCCAGATGTACTGGAGATGGAGAAGGTGCGTCCCATCCTGCAGCGTTTCCACCGGGTAGTAGTCCTTGATCTCTTCGCCGTTCATGTAATAAGTGACTGTGACGATCCCGTCTGTATTTGTAACAAGGTTATCAGTGGCCGTCTCCGTTGTATCTATCCGGAGCTTGATCTCTGCATGGAACTCGATGTAGGTGGCTTTCTGCGTCGCATACTTTAGATCAATGATCTTTCCTTTATTGCCATCACCGATCGTGATCTCCTCTGCATTGACGTAGGAGTAGTAATAGATGCTGTCAGAATTCGTGGTCGACAGGAGTCCTGCGATGTTCTTATCAACCTTCGATTTTGCTGACACAAGCGCCGGGTTCTGCCCGACACAGGTCGCTTTGTAGGAGCCGTTATAGGTCCAGTCATACTTAGTGATGCAGGACTTCGAGCTCGTTCCAGCGATCCCTCCGGTGAAAAGCAGCACGTCGCCGAGGTCATAGACCGGGCTTCCGATCATGCTGATTTCCATCGGCACATAGGAAATGGTCTGCATGGCATTGAGGACCGCAAGGCGCTGCCTCTCGGTCACCTCAGCAAGTCCGTACTGCATGAGCGGGTTCTGGCCCATGTTGAAGGTGAGGCCATCGTCCGGCATCAGGCTATAATATTTCGTCGCCTGGTCCGCGATGTTCACGATGGAGAGTCCGGTGTACCGTGTGATGAAATCCGAGAACTTGCCTCCGGAGAATCGATGGCTCACATCGATCGTGTCCACGGGATCAGCGTTATAGAGCTTCAGGACCAGGGCACCCTTCCTGTCGATAGTCGCAAAGGTTCCAGTCGTCATGGCGCACCAGCTGATAAGATCCCGCCAGGTCTCCATATCATTCTCCGGATACACAGAGAATTCCTCTGTGCCGTTTGGCAGAGCTTCGACCTCTGACTTTTCCATGCCAAGTGGAACACCGCAGGCATTCGTCGCTGCAAGAAGGAAGTCGTAGATCTGCTTGGAGCCGTTGTCGATCTGGATCGTTTTATCAAAGCGGGCCATGTTGTCATAGGCTGTGATCTCGACACCGGATTCTCCCCAGTTGGCTTCGCTCACATGAAAGATGCCAAGAGGGATATCCTCGTAGGTGTGGTCCGGTAAGAGAAGGCCAAGTGATGGAGAAATCGCCATGTCATCGAGAGTCTGCCGCACAAACGGCATCTTCA